AGTGCAGTTATTTCTTTTGTTACAATTTCATCTACACTTTCAAAAGTGCTAATGTCAATGTCAGTGTGTATTTCCTCATCTTGTTGACTAGGAATTAGTGTAATCTCTCTACAGTCATATTCGTTAATAAATGTTTCTTTAATAAAACTTGCTTCTTCATAACTAATAGGCAAGTCAAGTGTTACTCTCAAATACATTTTATTTTTTAGTAGTGTGTCTTTTTCATCTAACAGTCTTGAAAGTTTTACTGTTCTATACTTAGGACAATCTAACCAATCAATATATTGTGGTTCTTTATTATTTTCTTTATCAAGAATCATCATACCTCGTTTATCATCCCACGCATCTGCATAGTTGTGTGGAAAAGCATTACCCATATAATGTATTGATCCTTGTACTTGACGTTTGTGAAAATGTCCTGAGAAAACATATTCTTGATGTTTAAAGTGTTCTGCCTTTAGTTCTCCATGATCTGGCATTTGTACCATTGCGTTCATATAAAAACTAGGAAGCTCAAAGTGTCCAAACATATACTTTGTTTTAATGTTACTAATTTGTTTCCATTCTTCACCTACTAGCCATGGGACTAGTGCAACATCATCTTCTACTAGTATTTCATCTACGTATGTAATACCAGGAATGTGTTTACCAAACTCTACACTATAAACATCACGTTTGTCTTTGTAATATAAATCGTGATTACCTGCAAAGAAGTAAAACTTATCAAATGCCGCACCTAATTTTTCTAGGCAACGTGTAGTTGCATCTAGTGTTTGTACATTAATTGTATTTCTATTGTGATGCCAGTCACCACAAAAAATACCAGTTTCACAACCGTTTGCTTTTGCTTGTTCTATAAACCAATCTACAAATTCTTCACAATCTTGTAGATGTAGTCTACTGTTAGACTTCAACCCAAGGTGAATATCTGTAAACACCGCCGCTTTTTTAAACATTCATACTCCTGTTTTGTATATTATACTTGAAAATTTTATTGAAGTCAAGCGTTTTTGGACGGATTTGGAACAGTTTTTGCTTCTTGTGTTTTGACACGATCCCATTCGCCTTGTGCTTGTCTAGTATAACTAGGATTCATATTATTCATTTCTAAAATATCATCTCTTATATTTTGATTTCGTTTTTCAATATTAATAACTCTTACAAATGAATTTGTTACTGCCGCAGTATAATAAGCAAATGGATTGTTTGATTTTGATTCATCAAATTGTAACCCAATCTGTGCTAACTGTAATATTGCTTGTCCACGCATTTCGTCATTATATGTGTATCCACGCACATTTCCTCTTGTTGCGTAACGATCACATAATTTCATCCACATTAGAGCAAGTTTATTAGTTGCTTTGCCGTGTGCTTTGCTAAAGTATCCGTTTTCCATACCACCTTCCCAGTGACTTTTACCTACACATACTAATTGATCTTTGTCATCAAATTTGTAATGTTGGAACGGAGGAAAATTTAGTTTAACTCTATAATCTGCAGGTGTTTTAGGATTCTTTTTTCGACCAGGTTCTTCTGGTATATGATCAAAAGTCATAATTCTAAAAACTAGTTCGTCTTTTGTTATCTTTCGATAGTCAATTTCGAATTCGGCAAGTTTTACTCTTTTGCCTGCTAACTTTGCGGCTTCAAATGCTTGTTGCTGTAGGCGTTTTGCTTTATTGCGTTTTGCTTCAGCTATTGTTCTAATATTAATTTTACCAATTTCTGGTAGGATTATATCATATTGGCCATATTCAGGATCAACATAACTACAGAATGTAGTCTTTGATTTGTGTATTTCCTTTAATATATCCTTATTGTTTAGATAATTTACACGTTTATTCATATTTTCTCCGATTGTTTGTTATATTATAAACTACTCTGTTAATAAAGTCAACTAAATAATGTATATAGGAGACAATTAATATGCCAGAACCAGATCTATCAGCATTCGGTGGCGCAGGCCCAACAATTAAGAGTGGTACTAAAGCCGCAGGACAAAGTTCGTTAACTAATGCACCTGATTTCGTAACAGGAGCTATTGATAAAGCCAAAGACATCGGCCAAGGCATATTTGATGGTATTTCAGCAGGAGCGGAAGATCTTGTAAGTGGTTTACGTGGTAAGAATTTACCAGGCAAAGGCGGAAACGCTTTTGCGGCAAAAGCACCAGCATCATTTGCAGTAGAAGTTGAAGACAAAGATTGGCGTGTTAAATTATCAGTGCCTCCCTCATTAGGGCAGACATCAGGATTACTTAATCCGTTATTTTCTAAATATGAAGGACATATGGTTTTTCCGTATACTCCAACGATCATTGTGAGCCATTCAGCCGCATATAATACAGTTTCCCCTATACATAATAATTATCCGTTCTTTGCATATCAGAACTCACAAGTGGATGCAATGACTATAGTAGGACAATTTTATTGTCAAGATAGTGTAGATGCACAGTACTGGACAGCATGTTTACATTACTTAAGAACTATGACCAAAATGGACTATGGTTCTAGAGGATCAGGTGCACCACCACCTATTGCAAAATTAAATGGTTATGGAGATTACGTTTTTAATAATGTTCCAGTAATTATTCAAAACTTTACAGTTGACTTACCTAACGAAGTAGATTATATTGCCTGCGGATTTACTCCAGGCGATTTAGCCGCAATGGGAGAATTTGGTGGCAGTCGTAAGTTTGGTTGGGCACCTGCTGAATCACAGTTTAGTATTACAGTGCAACCAATTTACAGTAGAGATAAACAAACTAAATTTAGTTACAAAAACTTCATTAACGGAAGTAACTTAGGTGCGGGGTACATTTAATGAGCAGTAGTCCATACGGAAAAACTCAAATTGGCATATCAGGAACTTTAGACGTTTTAACTATCAGACCAGTGCCAGCATACTCTGATGATCCACTATATACTGTTGAGCCTCAGTATCTACACAGACCAGATTTACTTGCGTATGATATGTATGGTGACAATAGGCTTTGGTGGATATTTACACAAAGGAACTTAGACGTACTTGAAGATCCTATTTACGATTTAGTTCCAGGGATACAAATTTTCTTACCAAGTCCAGAGCGTGTTAAAGAAACACTAGGAGAGTAAATTGGCAAGAGACCCATATGGTGAATCAGACGTAGCCAGAAAGTTTAATCAGAAAAAACCTAAACCAAACGGCGTCGGTCAAGATGGAGACCCAAAAGTAGCCGCGGCCTTTATGCGGAAATTTGGTATGGGCAATCTTGCAAATTTTTACGAACAGCAAGGAGGCCAAGCAGAAAAAGGTGAAGTTCCATCTATGTTCGGTGGCATGATGGATAACAAAGGCAACCTTACTGGAATTAAACCGCCTGGAGGATTTGGTAATTTAGGTGCGGCACTAAACAATATGTCTTTGCAATCAGCAGAAGGCAGAGCAGAAGTTTTAAAAACAGTTAAACCTAAAAATGTTGCAACTGTTGGAAACGCAAGTGGTCCAGCAGGAATGACTGTACCTGAAGCAATAGCACAATTTATAATTGAACCAGATAGACAACCAGACAACAGTCCTTTACCTTTAGCAAACGAATTAGAATTATTTGCAAGTTATAGTAATATTTTTGCTTTTGGTTGTTTGTCACCTGATGAAGTAAACTATCCTGATGACACATACATAGCAAATGGATTATCAGATGGACAGATAGTTTTTAGATCAGGCACAGGATTATCTGCTCCTAGAAAGCCAAGAACAGCGGCTGAAATGAGATATAATATTGATACACAATATTTTATTAATAATGTAGAAATTGATACATGGATTGCTCCTAATAAAAAAAGTAGACAAACTAACTTTCACCAAATTAAATTTGAAGTTAGAGAACCATACAGTATGGGAATGTTGTTACAAACAATGCAACTTGCCGCAAAGAACGCAGGATATAACAATTATTTAGAAGCACCGTGGCTTTTAGAGATGATGTTTATTGGTTGGAAGGATATAGAAAAATCAAATCCTTCAGCACCAACAACAAGAAAGTTATTGCCGTTAAAAGTTGTAAGTGTAGAATTTAATGTAGACAGCGAAGGATCAGTTTATCAGTTTTTATGTAGTGCATTTAATGACGAAGCATTTGCTGACAATGCACAAACTATAAGCACAGATATTCAATGTTCTGGTAGGACACTAGAAGAAATGTGTCAGTCAGGTATTAATAGTATAGCAACTAATCTTAACACACATAAATTAAAAGAGAAACTTACTGACGAAAAAGGTAAGCCTATTGCTCTTAAAGATGCAGGAAAAATTGAAGTAGACGAATATATAATTGCATTCCCTTCAAAAAGAGCAAGTAAAGATCAAGCCGCACTCTATAGCAGTAACAAAAAAGGAAGAGACACAGCAACTACCGGCGAATTACAATTTAAAGAATTTTCAGATGAACAAACACTAGAGATTGTTGAAACAGGAGACGTATCATTATCTACTCTTTTTGATGAGAGTGGAAGAGAATATGCTACAGCATTTGCTAGAAGAAAACTAATTGAAGGTCGATTAGGATACAGTATTAAAAGAGGAACATTAAGCGAGTCTATTAAAAAAGTTATTACTGATAAAGATATGGGTATCAATCCTATCGGATTGGCAAAAATTGCGCCTGAAGAGCCTACTGGAGGAGGAAACGCTGATTTCGGAAAAGCAACATTTACATACGATGCAAGAACAGAAAACTTTACACGTGGTGCCACATCAATTGATCCTACCAAACGTACTATACAATTTAGATCAGGAACAAAAATCCAACGCATACTTGAAGAACTAGTATTAATAAGTGACTGGGGCAAACAACTATTGCTTCTTGAACCAAACAAAGAAGGAATGGTTCCGTGGTTTAAAATTGAATCTCAAATGTATCTTATTCATGATTCTAAAGCAGAACAAAAAAATGGAAGAATGCCAAGGATATATGTATATAACGTGGTACCATATGATGTGCATATAGGTTCTTTTCAAAAACCAAATAGTCCTCCACCAGGCTACGACAAATTAGTTAAGCAAGCGGTAAAAGCATACAACTATATGTACACAGGCCAAAACAAAGATATTTTAGATTTTGAGATTAGATTAGACAATGCTTTTTTCTCAGCAATAAACAAAATGAACGGCAAAGAATCTAATGATGTTGCAAATAAAGCAACTGACAAAGATGTTACCGAAGTATCAGAATCAGAAGACGGAGGCAAACCTGGACAAGATGGCGGAAGAAAATCACAGTCAGAAGTATCTAATGATACTGTTCCTTTGTCTGCAGGTGCAATAGCTGAAACAGCTGAAATACAAGTAGCTAGAGCATTCAATGAGGCTATCGTTAGAAGTGAAGCTGATTTGATTACTTTAAATATGCGAATATTAGGAGATCCTTATTATATTGCAGATAGTGGAATGGGAAACTATAATTCAGCACCCTCAGAATTTATTAATATCAATGCTAATGGTAGTATGGATCATCAAAGTGGACAAGTAGATGTTATTATAAACTTTAAAACACCTATTGATATTGATCCCGAATTAGGAAACTATAAAATGCAAGCAGTCCCGATAAGCGGAATTGACAATTTCAGTGGATTGTATCAAGTTATTACTGTTGCTAACAGAATAGAAAACAACACTTTTACACAAGAGCTTAGTATGGTTAAACGTCCTAACTTTGATAAGAAAAATGAAGCTGAATCAAATACGAAAAAATCTGTGGAGATTAACAAAAAAGCAGAAAAAGAGTTAAGGGAGTTAGAAAAATTAGGAGTTTCAAAAGATGATGATATGTACAAAATTAAACAATTAGAAGTACAAAATAATCTAAGCAACGTGTCATTAGGACAACTTGGTATCACTATGGAAAGGGCCAAGCAATTACAAGCTGATATAAAAGATAAACTAGCCGCCGGCAAAACAGCAAGAGAAAATATAGATGCACAAAATAAAGCAAGTGATGATAGACTTATAGCACTTGCAAAAGGAAGAGCAACAGACCCAACAGGAAATCCAGTATCAACTCCACCTAAAGCAGGAGATACCAGTGGAACATTTGCAGATGATGCACAAGCGTCAGGTAGTGGCGGATCATCTGAACCAACAATAACAACAGGTTATATAGATGAAAAAGGACTTTGGGTTCCTTATGGAATAGATTAATGGAATACGAATTACCGTCAGGCGGAAAAAACAAAAGGTCAGCAGGTGCTGGAGTCAAAAAAATGTCTCCAGGTCCATACGTGGCTAAAGTTGTAAGTCATTTAGATGCTAAACGACAAGGTTCTTTAAAAGTACAACTTCTATCTAACGTTGTAGCGTCTAATGATGACGAACAAGAAGGTCAACTTTTTACTGTAAGATATTGCATGCCATTTTATGGCGTCAACAATGTTGACAGCAATAGTAAAAATCTAGATTACTATAATACACAACAGAGTTATGGATTTTGGGCAGTACCACCAGATCCAGGCGTTAAAGTTTTAGTTATTTTTGCTGAAGGATTACCTAACCAAGGATTTTGGATTGGTTGTATTCAAGACGAATATATGAATTATATGGTACCTGCCGGATACCCTTCAGACAAAGGAAGCAACATAATTCAAAAAGATTTACCTAACGATCTTAAAAATTTGCCATTACCAGTAGGAGAATTCAACAAGCGTGTTACAGTAGTTGATGGAAAAAATTTAAAAGCAGGTATGAATCCAGATAAATTTCCTAGACCTCATAATCCTATGATGTCAAGAGTATTAGCAACACAAGGATTACAAGAAGATATTATTAGAGGACTTACATCTACAACTTCAAGAAGAGATACCCCTAACACTGTTTACGGATGGAATACTCCAGGCCCGTTAGACAAGCGTCCTGGTAGACCTAAAGGAAGATATGGAGAAGCACAAAACAAAGTTAATTTTTTTAGAAGTAGACTTGGCGGCTCGGCAATTACAATGGACGACGGAGATCCAACATTATTGAGATCAGGACCAGCTACAACTACTGGTGCAAAATATTTTGATATTGAAACTACACCCAAAGATGTTTCTAGAGCTGATGTAACACTGCCTTTCAACGAACACATTAAACTAAAAACTAGAACCGGACATCAGATATTATTACATAATACTGAAGATTTAATTTATATAGGTAACGCACAAGGTAGTGCATGGATTGAACTTACAGGTAACGGTAAAATAGATGTTTACGCTAATGACAGTATCAACATTAGGACTGAAACTGATCTTAACATAACAGCTGACAGAGATATCAATATTAGAGCAGGCAGAGATTATAATTTAACAACAGGTAGAGATAAAAAAGTTCAAGTGGGTCAAAACAATGATGTTATTATTTCAAATAACGATACAAAAAATGTTGGAGTTAATCAGGACCTTAGAGTAAGTGGTGCTAGACAAAAAGCAATAGGCGCCGACGAAGATGTTCAAATCGCTGGTACACAAAGATCAACCATATCTGGAGATTACAATTTACAAGTTAGTCAAGATGGACACATTGCTGTAAATGCAAACTTCCATAGTAAAGTAGTTGGTGATTATAGGCAGACTGTAAATGGTGCATTTAACTTAAACACACTTGGAGAAAACAAACTTACTAGTTATCAAAGCACACAAATTAAAAGTTTTCTAAACAATAAACTTGATGCTAGTACAGGTAATACAGAAATTAAATCTGGAGTCAATCATCTTGAAACAGCAGGTAACCATATACACATGAATAGTACAATACCAGCAACATCAGCAGACACAGCAGATGTAATTGGTGACACATTTACTAAACCAGCAACTGGTAATTCTTTAGACGATGCTGACGAAGTACGCGACAAGGATAATCAAGTTATTAATGATGCTGACGGAAATCCATTAAGAGTAACAGCAGATGCAACAAGAGCAGGCGAAGCCGCAGAAGCGGCCACTCCAAGACGTGTTCCGTTACACGAACCTTGGGCAGGACACGAAAGTTACAATCCATCAGGACATACTCCGGGGTCTACAGAAAGTATTATTCAATCATCACCTTCTTTAAGGCAATCATCTCCAACGTTGGAGAAAGAATCAGACATGCCTGAACGTAACAGCACCTCTGGTGTATATAGAGCAGGAGATTCGGATCCAAAAGTTGTTGAAATAGACAAAGTATTTAAAAGCAATGATGACGGCACAGTTGGAACACAACCGTCAGAACCAATATCAAGAACAGAGTCAAAAAGATTTTTCTTAAGCGAACTTATAAAAGCCTTAGGATTAGATCCGGTAAAAGCATTACAAAGCGGAGCAGTAGAAGGAGGAGCAGGAGAAGCATTAGCTATGGCTATTGCACAGGTCCAAGCTGAATGTCGTTTTGAACCAAGAAGTGAAAATTTAAATTATAGTGCCCAAGGATTAAGATCTACATTTAGAATGTTTAAGAAGCCTGGCGGTTATCAATTATCAGAACAGTTACATAGAAAGCCTGTAGAAATAGGTAGTGTTGTTTATGGAAGCAGAATGGGCAACGGCGGACCTGAAACTGGTGATGGCTGGAGATATAGAGGACGTGGATTAATCCAATTAACTGGTACAGACAATTATAAATTATACGGAGGATTTATTGGGGTAGATATTTACAAAAATCCAGAATTAGCAAATGATCCTAAAGTTGCTTGTAAACTAGCAGTTGCTTATTTGACCAAAGGACCAAAGGCAAGATTTATTACTTGGACTGATACTAACTTTACTAGTTTAGGAAAACAATTTCAAAATGCTGTTGGTTACGCTAATCCAGGAGCAAAAACACCAAAGAGAATCGAATCAGGAAAAGGTTTTTGGCAACAAATTAAAAACGGAGATTTGACTCCGTTAGCTGATGTAACACCACCAGCCGCAATTGATAATGGTGAAGGAACAGCATCAGTGCAAACAGAAGAACAATCAAAAAATGAAAACGCAGGATTAGATGGACCATTTTAATGCATAAATTTGTAGTAATGAAAAATAATGAATTGCAAACGTATACAGACTATGATGCAATACCTAACGACTTTGATCATGTAATTGAGTTTTTACCAGAAATTCCAGAAGGTCCACATACAGAAGAACAACATGAAGAAATTGCAAAATGGAATACAAAGTTACAAAAATTAATGGAGATTGAACGTGCCGGCAGTATGTAGAGGTGATAGTGTAGATTCAGATGTAGTACACTGTTCTACCCCAAAAAGAGATGAGTGTAGTGGTGATGTATATGTAAATGGTACAGGAGTATCTAGGCAAGACGATAACAATACTACCCATGATGAACCTTCGATTGTGCCGTGTCCTAATCATGCCGCTCCTATTACAACAGGTAGCACAGAAGTATTTGCTAATGGTAAAGGTGTAGGTAGAGTTGGCGATGCTATTACAGACTGCACAAGTGTTGCAACAGGAAGTCCTACAGTTTTCGCTGGTCCTTAGAATAGGTAAATATTAATATGGCAACAGATTTATATAAACAAATTAAAATTACACCTAAGAAAGAGAAGAAGAATCCTATTAGGGCAAAAACATATAGGGGTTTCAGTACAGTAAATGCTGAAAATAGCTCCTTTCAGCAGTATGATATTGCTTTGATTAAACAGAATTTGCTTAATCATCTGCATATTAGACAAGGAGAAAAGTTATCCGATCCTACGTTTGGTTGTATTATCTGGGAAGCATTATACGAACCATTAACAACTAGATTAAAAGAAGCGATTACATCTAACGTTACAAATATTGTTAATTATGACCCAAGAACAAGAGCATCCGGCGTACAAGTTTCTGAATTTGAAAGCGGACTTCAGGTTGAATGTACGCTAACGTATTTAGACTACAATATTAGTGAACAACTAAAAATGCAGTTTGATAAAAACGTTGGATTATCGTGACACAATTAACTACTAGTATTATTGTTTATAATAAATACTGTAAGCGTTAAAAGAAGGATAACCAATGTCATCAACCGACAGACAAAATAGACTGCTACTTGCAGAAGATTGGCAGAAAGTATACCAAAGCTACCGTAATGCGGAGTTCCGTAGTTACGACTTTGACACACTTAGACGGGCAATGATCACCTATCTAAGACAAAATTACCCAGAAGATTTTAACGACTATGTAGATACATCAGAGTATATTGCTCTTATTGATATGATTGCGTTCTTAGGACAAAATATCAGTTACAGAGTTGATCTAAACGCAAGAGAAAACTTTTTAGAACTAGCTGAACGTAGAGAATCAGTTCTCCGTTTAGCACGTATGCTATCGTACAATCCTAAACGTAATCAATGTGCAAACGGATTAATCAAATTTGAGACAGTAAGCACTTCAGAATCGTTAGTAGATAGTAACGGTAGTAATCTATCAGGCCAAACAATTATTTGGAACGATCCTAGTAACGCAAATTGGGCAGAGCAGTTTAGACGTGTTCTTAATGCGGCACTACCTCAAAATGGAACAATAGGTAAGCCAGCTAAGACAGTAGTAATTAATGGAGTGTCAACACAACAGTATAGATTTAATAGTGAAGGAGCAGATGTTCCTGTATTTTCTTTTACTAAAGCAGTTGGTGGACAGCCAACACAATTTGAAATGGTGTCAACTGGTATTGACGAAGATAGAAAAGTAATTAAAGAAGAGAATCCTGTACCAGGAACAAGTTTAGCATTTTTGTATAGAGAAGATGGTAGAGGTTCAGGAAGTGCAAACACAGGATATTTTTTACATTTTAGACAAGGAACTTTGAAATCTAATGTGTTCAATGTTAATAGTCCAAGTTCAAATCAAAAAATTGCAATTGAAGCACAGAATATTAACGATACAGATGTATGGTTATATTCATTAGACGATCTTGGTATACCAGATAGAATTTGGTCTAAGGTTGATTCTTTAGAAGGTAACAATGCAATTTACAATAGTTTGAATAAGCGTATCAGAGACTTTTATGCTGTACAAACTAGAGCAGACGATGAAGTAAGTCTAGTATTTGCAGATGGAACTTTTGGTAATTTACCTGCAGGCCAGTTTAGAGTTTATTATAGAACTAGTGCTAATAGGCTAATGTCTATTGCACCTAGCGAATTAACAAGTATAACATTCTCTCTACCTTATGTTAGTCAATCAGGTACAACGGAAACAATGACTATTGGTGTTGAACTTAAAACACCAGTCACTAACGCAACAACTAGTGAATCATCCGCAGACATTAGACAAAATGCTCCGCAAACTTACTACACACAAAACAGAATGATTACCGGCGAAGATTATAATATTGTTCCTTTGACTAGTAACCAAGAAATTATAAAAGTAAAATCAACAAACAGAACAACAAGCGGTATTAGTAGATATTTTGATTTAAAAGATGCTACTGGAAAATATTCAAGCACTAATTTATATGGCTCAGATGGTGTGTTATATAGAGAACCTTATGAGAGCAAAACGTCATTTACTTTTAATACACAAACAGATATTGAAGGTGCTATAGAAAATACTATATTACCTATTATACAAAGTAGAGCAATTAGTAATTTTTATTTTAGCAACTACGCTAAAATTATTGTTAGTGATCTAAATGCTAGATGGAAACAATCAACTAAAACTACAAATAGTTCAACAGGCTTACTTCAAAATATAAGTGATGTTCCATATCAAGTAGGATCATTTACTGGAGGTTCTTTAAAATATATAGAAGCTGGGGCTTTGCTTAAATTTAAATCACCACTAGGTTTTTATTTTATCGGTGATGGAGAACTTACTAGTGACGCATCAGCAAAAGGTGCAAGTGATTATAAATGGGTAAAAGTTATCAGTGTTAACGGTGCAGGTACAAGTGTTGATAGTGTTACAGGTGTAGGTCCTATTGTGTTTAATGAAATACTTCCTGCTAACAGTGTACTTGAAGAAGTAAAACCTAAGATAGTAAAAGACATTACGCCTGATATTAGATCACAGATTATTGATCAAGTGTTTGCATACAAAACATTTGCATTACGTTACGACCAAGTTAATCGTAACTGGAGAGTAATTATTAATGAAAACTTGAATACAGTAGATGTATTCAGTAATGGTAAAACAGGTGATGTAACAAAAAATCAACTTGACTCAAGTTGGATTGTTCTTTTTGAAACTAACGGAGAAAAGTATACTGTTACAAACAGAGGACTAAGATATGTTTTTGAAAGTGATACAGAATTAAGTTTTTACTTTGATGGACAAAATAAAATTTACGATTCACAAACAGGGCAATTAGTAAAAGACAAAATCGGTATAATGAATTTTAATACAAAGCCAGATTCATTAGAAAATTTTAACAATGATATAGATTGGGAAATTGTTAATGAGTTTAGAAATACAGACGGATATATTAATAGTAAAAAAGTAGAAGTAAGTTTCTTTGATTTAAATGACGACGGAAGCGTAGACGATCCAGATATCTTTGACAATGTTGTTGCTCCGTTAACAAATCCATCTACAAAATATATATTCTTAAAGAAACAATCTACAGACGAAGGATTTAGCAAATACAATTATTATAGTCAAGGTAATACAATTAATGTTGTTTCTACAGAAACAGAAATTGGAGCATACAGTCAGTACAATGAAGGACAAGTGTTTTATATTATTGATACTAACAACTTTAAATTTTTAAGTAACAACATCCTTACAGTAACAGCAGATTACAAAGCACAAGTTGGAAGATCAAATCTAAAATTCCATTATGTACACAGTGCAGATGAAGGAAATAGAATTGATCCTAGTGCAAGTAATATTATTGACATTTATATGTTGACTAAAACTTATGATACAAACTTTAGAAGATATCTTGCAGGTGCAACAAGTGTTATGCCTTTACCACCAAGCACTGATGAGTTATTTCAAAACTATGGTTCGTCCATTGCTTTATACAAGTCAATAAGTGATGAAGTAATTTATCACCCTGTTAGTTATAAACCATTGTTTGGAGTACATGCACAAGATAACTTACAAGCAACAATTAAAATTGTAAAAAATGGCGGAGAAGTTGTTAATAATAATGAAGTAAAAGTTAATGTAATTGGAGCCATAAACAGATTCTTTGCATTACAAAATTGGGACTTCGGAGACACTTTCCACTTTACTGAACTTGCAACATATGTAATGAACGAAGTAGCACCAGATGTTGTTAACATACTCCTTGTGCCTAAACAGGCTACACAAGGATTTGGTAGCTTATATGAAGTCAAAGCAGAGAACAACGAGATCTTTGTTAATGATGCAACAGTTGATGATGTTGAAATTATTGATTCTATTACAGCGTCAAGAATACAAGCATCAGGAAAAATTGTTACATCAACAGGAACAACTAATGCTGGCATTAGAAGCCAACCATTAAACCAAGTGGCTACAACAAATACAACAACTACAAGCACTACTAGCACAACCACTTACTCAAGCTCAAGTAGCTCAAGTAGCTCCGGCAGTAGCTCGGGTGGCGGAGGATCATCAAGCGGTGGCGGAGGATCATCAAGCGGTGGCGGAGGATCATCAAGTGGTGGCGGCGGATCAAGTGGCGGCGGAGGTAGCTCCGGCGGCGGCGGTGGAGGCTATGGATACTAATGGCACAAGATGAAAGTCCAATTCCAGTAGAAGGTGACACTTCAAAAAGAAAGTCAACAGATTTACTTCCAAAGTACTTTAGAACAGTAGCAAATAAAAAGTTTCTAAGTAGTACAATTGATCAGTTAATGCAACCTGGCGTTATTGAAAAGGTTGACGGATTTATTGGACGTAGAGATTCAAAAGCATTTAAAGCCTCTGATAATTATTTGTCAGATGTCACTCCTGATAGAGAAAACTATCAATTAGAACCTGTTGCAACAATTACAGATGATTTAGGTAATACAACTTTTTACAGAGACTATAGAGATTATGTAAATGCATCTAAAATTAGAAATACAGATAACACAGATCACAGTCTATATAATTCGCAAGAGTATTATGCGTGGCAACCACATATTGATTGGGACAAGTTTGTAAACTTTAGAGAATATTATTGGCTACCACCAGGCCCAGACGAGATTCCAGTTTTCGGAACTGCAAGAGACGTCAAAAGTACTTTCAGTGTAAAGCGTCAAGATAACATAGATAACAACAGTTATATTTTTAGCGAAGAAAATAAAGTAAGCAATCCTACATTAACACTATACAGAGGACAAGAATATACATTTGATATTGATTGTATAGACATGCCCTTTAGTATTAGGACTAGCAATAGTATTGATGACGATTCAAACTTGTACAATGTAGATGTAAGTCAACAAAAAGTTGAACAAGGTTCTATTACTTGGAAAATTAGTTTAGAATCACCAGATGTTTTATATTATACTAACGGGAATGACATAGAAGCATCAGGACTTATTATTATAAAAGATATTAGAGATAATACACAATTAGATGTTGGTAGTGAAATACTTGGCAAGAAAAGTTATACTATGCAAAATGGTTATAAATTAACCAATGGTATGAAAGTTAAGTTTTACGGACAAATTACACCAGAAAAATACGGAGAAGGTAACTGGTATGTAGAAGGTGTTGGCGAATCAATTAATTTAATTTCAGAAAGCGACTTAGTTATTACTGCTGACTATTTGTCAGATGTATCTACAGAATTTGATGCACAAGGTTTTAGTGCATTACCATTTGATGATGCTACTTCTTATGCTACCCTAAAAGATTATATCGTTATTAACAGAGCTTCTAAAGACGGAAACCAATGGTCGCGTTATAATAAATGGACACATAAAAGTGTAATTGAAAATATTGCTAAGATAAACAACGTGCCTGTTGTATTAGATCAAAGATATAGAGCAACAAGACCAATTATTGAATTTGAAGCAGGTATAAAACTTTATCAATTTGGAACCGAATCGAAAACAGCAGTTGATTTGGTAGATACTGTTACTAATGATGTATTCTCAAACATCGAAGGACAAGTAGGTTATTTTGTTGACGGAGTTGAGCTAGTTAGTGGTATGCGTGTATTATTTACAGCAGACCCAGATAGTTTTGTTGCAGGAAAAATTTATGAAGTAGGTTTTATTAATCAAAACGGAACATTACAAATTGCACTTACAGAGACTACTGACACAGCACCATTAGAGAATGAAACAGTATTGGTAAAATCAGGTACAACTTATAAAGGTAAAATATTTTATTACGATGGCACTAATTGGAAACAAACCCAAGATAAAACAACAGTTAACCAACAACCTTTATTTGATTTATACACTGACAATGGTAGCCAATTATCTTCTTTAGATTCTAGCACTTTTAGAGGAAACAAAATTTTTAGTTACAAGGTTGGTACAGGTGCAAATGATACAGAACTAGGATTTCCGTTAAGTTATAGAACTATTGAAAATAGTGGTGACATTGTTTTTGATTTTAATTTATTATTAGACACTTATCAATATGACGACATAGCAGATGTAATAACAAAAAGCACTGACACTGCATTATTAAGAAAGTATTCAAATAGAACTTCTTTTACAAATGTATCAGGTTGGACCAAAGCTCCAACAAAATCGTCACAGCCTGTTGTTAAACAAACAACAGTTGGTGCTAGAACAAATAATTTTATTGTTGATGTTTATGTAAACAGTGGAGATTTAAACGACTTAGAAATTAAGGCTTACGTAAACAGTGTTCGCAAGCGTGAGAATGTTGATTATGTTATTAACAGAATTAACAATTATGCATATGTAACATTCAATGAAGAATTAACTAAAGACGACAAATTAGTTTTAAAAACAAAGTCTAGTGCTAAAAAGAGACCAGGTGTTGGATTTTACGAATTTCCGGTTAACTTTGAAAAAAATCCTCAAAATGAAAATGTAACAACATTTACTTTAGGTGAAGTATTAGATCATGTTGAAAGTATTGTTGATAATGTAACAGGCTTCGAAGGAGTATTTCCCGGAGTCAGTAATTTACGTGATTTAGGAAATGGATCAAAATATGGTTTAAAATTTGTACAACATAGTGGTCCAATTAACCTTGCATTATATAATTTGACAGATAAAGATTTCAATAGTATTGAAGCTATGAAATATTCTGCATTTGCTTATATTAAATTCAAAAGAGAATTTTTGAGAACAGCAGACGAACTTGGGTTTGAAGGATACGACAAAGTACATGTAGATAGAATTTTATCAAAACTACATGAAAACTTAACAAACAAAGATCCATTTTATTTTAGTGATATGATTCCACATGGTGGAGACACTAAGGTTAGACATATAATTGAAGATCAATCGCAAACTATTTTTAGTTTGACACGTGGTATTGACTATACAACATTATCTGAAACAGCAGTGTTAGCATACTTAAATGAAAAACAATTATTAATCAACAAAGATTACACAGTCAGTACAGATGGTTTCTTAACATTATTAAATCCTCCAACAGGCGGCGACATATTAGATGTTTATGAATATTCTACAACAGATGGATGCTGGGTGCCACCAACACCTACTAAGTTAGGATTGTATCCTAAGTTTACTCCAGAAATTATATTAGACGATACTTATATTACACAACCAACAGATGTAACAGGTCCGTGGAAAGTATACGGTAGAGACGAAAAAACAACAAAGTCTTATAAAGGCAAACTTGGTTGGTTTTATCCACTGTATACAGATGAATTATCAGCGAAGCAAGCAGATACACTAAACGGCGGCGCCGGCGAAGTGCATACACATGTATTTGCAGGTACTAATAAAGTATTTTATATGCCAAACAGTGAAATGAGTCATGCTACTAATGACAGTCAGTTACACGAAGAATATCCAAATGCTTATCCAATGTTGCAAGGACACGATGGTAGTTTGTGGAGATGTTTTGGAGACTTTAGAGATAATCTTTTATTAGATATTGAAAAAAGAATTTATAATAATCTTAAGTTACCATACGATGAAAACATTGTAAACATTGCTGATTACATTCCTAGTAAAAATAGAGTCACAGGATTTACAAGAAAGCAAATTTCTAAAACGATGATTTCAGAATTCAACAGTTGGTTAGAAACTGTTGGAACACCTGATTATGTGACTAACCAAGTTTATAAAGTTGGCAACGGATTTACATATAACTATGCATCTGCAGGAGACCCTAACAATAACGCACTTACAGGTTTTTGGAGATCAATATACAAAGACTTTTATAACACAGATAGACCACATAGTCACCCTTGGGAAATATTAGGTTTTAAAGAAAAGCCTGATTGGTTTGATAGCGAGTATGGTGCATCACCTTATACAAGCAATAACTTATTACTTTGGGAAGATATTAGTAAAGGTATTGTCAGAGGTCCAGAAGGATCAAAAGTTACATATAAAAATAAATTTAAGAATGAAGATATTTACAAATATATTCCAGTTGATGATGAAGGTAATTTGTTAGCCCCTAATGAGACAGGATATGCTGTAGGAAATGTTCCTACTACAAATAGTAATGAGTTTGCATTTGGTGATGAAGGACCTGTAGAAACAGCTTGGCGTCGAAGTTCACACTATCCGTTTAGTTTAATGATATCTTGGGCACTAAATCAACCAGCTCAGTTTTTTGGATTAGCATTTGATAGAAGTAGGATTGTACGTAATGGCGCAGATCAATTAGTTTACAAAGACACAAGTAAGCGTATTGAATTGAATCAATTAATATTTCCTAATAGTGCTACAGAAGACACTAGGGTATTTACTGCTGGTATAGTTAATTACATACAAGGTTACCTTGCAGATAATGATACTGTTAGATTTAGTGATTATAAAACAAATATTAGATCTATTGAAAATAAGTTAGGATCTAAAATTGGAGGTTTCACACAAAAGTCTAAATTTAGATTAATTTTAGATTCAAGAACACCAACTAACGAAGGTAATGTTTTTGTTCCAGAAGAAAATTATAAAATACAATTGACTAAGAGTGTTCCTACACAAGTATATTCTTACAGCGGAATGATTATTGAAGTTTCTCCATCAGGCTATATTGTAAAAGGTTATGATAAAGATAATCCTGTATTTAAATACTATCCTGTTAGAAGAAAAAATAGCGATCAAGTAATTAATGTAGGTGGGATAAGTGAAAACTTTTTAACTTGGAGCGAAGGCAAGACTTATGAAGCAGGACAGATTGTTGAATTGTCTGACAACTATTATAGAGTTAAAATATCACATACATCAGGTGAAGGATTTGTCCAAGACAACTTTCAAAAACTAGCAGAGCTTCCTGAAGAAGGCGGAGCATCAGCATACATTTCTACAAACTTTAGTGCATCACTTGCAGAACTTCCATACGGTACATTGTTTAGAGAAAAACAAGATGTTGTTGACCTTATGATGGGATATCAAAAGTACCTTACTACAGTAGGTTTTAGTTTTGAAAATTTTAATAAAGAAATTGAAGAAATTGAAAACTGGAGACTAAGTGCTAAAGAGTTTTTATTCTGGACTACACAAAATTGGGAAGCTGGTACAATTTTAACAGTAAGTCCAAGTGCAAGACAAATTACATTTGTGCAGAAATATTCTGTCATTGACGATATATATGATAACTTTTACGATTATAGTTTACTAAAAGCTGACGGCAAACGATTGCTTGCAGATTTTGCAACAACTGAGAGAGATAATACAAACGATTTTGGTATATTTGTTAAGAATACTGAAGATGGAATATTCCATCTTAAGTTACCATTAGTACAACATGAACATGCAATTATTATTGATAATAAAACTGTATTCGGAGATGTAATTTATAATAGAGCTCAGGGTTACAGACAAGAAAGAATTAAAGTAAAAGGATATCGTTCAGACGAATGGAACGGATCCTATAATATTCCAGGATTTATTTTTGACGATGCAAAACCAACAGAATGGGTTGCTTGGCAAGATTATGACATAGGTGCATTAGTTAAGTATAAACAATATTTTTATGTTTCTAAAACTAAAATTACAGGATCTAATATTTTTCAAGATAAAAAGTTTTTAAGACTTACTGAAAAGCCTGAACAACAGTTGTTACCTAACTTTGATTATAAAGCAAAACAGTTTGCAGACTTTTATGATTTAGATAGTGATAACTTTGATATAGAGCAACAGAAGTTAGCTCAACATGCAACAGGTTATCAAAAACGTAAATACCTTGAAAATATAATTAATGACGAAGTAAGTCAATATAAATTTTTCCAAGGTGCTATACAAGATAAAGGAACTAAAAATGTTCTTACTAAATTGTTTGATAAGCTAGGAAGTGCTAATAAAGATAGTCTAGAATTTTTTGAAGAATGGGCAGTGCGTGTTGGACGCTATGGTGCAACTGAAGGTGACGATCAATTTGATATTATTTTTGATGAAACAAAATATAGACAAGAACCACAACAAGTTGAATTAGTTAATGAAATAAATCCACAGGATACTAGTTTAATTTATAGACTATCACGAAATGATATCTATGTTAAGAGTAAAGATTATAATCATAAACCGTTTCCGACAAAATATTTTAATGAAGAAAATAGCTATACAAAAACAGCAGGATTTGTTAACCCATCAGACGTAAGTTTGTCTTTATTAACTTACGATGATATTCTACAACAAACAAATATTGCAACAAACAGTTATATTTGGACAGCATCAGATAAAAGTCAACAAACATGGGGAGTTTACAAATTAGAATCTACAGATTTTAGAATCTCAGGTGTAACTGCAAGCCAGTCAAATAAATTTACAATTACATGTAATAAAGCACCAAATTATACAAAAGGTGATATTATTGGAATCAATGATATTTCAGATGCTACCGACGGGTATTATAAAGTAGACAGTGTTTCTTTAAATATTATAACATTAGAAAGCCTTGAAGGCGAAGATGTAGAAGCAACAGATGATACAGCTGATACTAACGGGTACATTACTGAATTTAAAATTGCTAGGTTAGCAACACTTGCTAAAGCAAATGATAGTTTTATAAACACTGATATATTAAATAATAGGCTTTGGATTGATGATGATGACCTCGGCAAATGGTTAGTTTTACAAAATAGAAAAGTATTTGAATTAAAAAACAATATTGTTAATACTTCGGCAGGATTGCTTGACTCTACAGAAAAAGATTTTGGTAGTGCGTTTAGTGTATCAAGCAATAACAATCGTATTGCAATTACTGCACCTAAAGACCTTAACGGAAGCGTTTACATTTTTCAAAGACCTAGCGATAATACAGACTTTGGATTTTTACAACAAATAGACGAACAATTATTCTTGTTTGATTCAAATGGAGGCTTTGGACAAAGTGTTGCAATGAGCCCAGATGGCAAGTATCTTGCAATTGGTTCTCCGCATGCTTCAAACGTTAAAAGTAGATTAAGAGGAGACTTTAATCCAAGAGAAGCATATGCTGTAGGGGATATTGTTTTATACTCTGAACAGTTATGGAAAGCAGATAGAGTTATTGAAGCAGATGCATTACAAGTATACAGTAATCATTCATCTAACCAACAAGCAAAAGAAAACGATTATGATTCAGCTACTCAAACTTATCCAGAAATTGAGTATATAGTTAGAGGCGATTATACATTAGGTGCAGATGAATCAACAGATCATATTTTAGTTAGAGCTGAAAAAGAACAGTTTGAAGGAACTAAGCCAGGAGATAAATTAACTCTAAAATGGAACAAATACACGACAACAGCTTCAGCTGGAGTATTACCATTTAATGGCGACACTACATTAACTGAATCTTTAATTAATGGCACTCATACTATTATTGATAAAGTGCAACATATTATCCATATTCAAAGTGCGTTAAGTGTACCTGATGCTGGTACAGAAATTACGACAGACACTTGTAGAGCAGTTATACAATATAGAAAAGTCAACAATGAAAATGAAATGACTGTTTATATTAAAGATGTAAATGGCTCATTCCAAGGCACAGGAAAAATTTATGCAGACGGCATTCTAGTTGGTGACTATGTAGAATCATTACAAATTACTGATGATTATCATACAGGTTGGTGGCACGTAGGAGTAGGAAGTTCGTTTTTGTCAAACAATTTAGTAGAAACAAAAGCAAATCTTGTTATACAAAATATTACACTTGAAGGCGAAACAGTTAATGATCCGTTCTTTAGTAATATTTTAGATACTAAGCAGTTACAAAATGTACTTGAGCCAACTAAAGTAAGTGAAATAAGTATACTTTCTCATACCCAAGGACAGAGTAATATTGAAGTCTTAGATAGTAAGTGGTGGGTTAGAACACCATTAGCTCACGGAAGCAGTATTACAGTAGGCGATAAAACAAGACTTTGGCTAAACACCATACGTGTAAACGGATTAGTTCAAGATCCTTCAGCTATAGGATTGACATCAACTTATATTAATAATACTGAACACACAGTTGCTGATATATGGAATGGTTATGTTGAAGTTAGATTAACAAACTTTGATCTTAACGGAGATCCTTTTATTCCAAATGTAGGAGATATACTTACAGACACTACAACAGGATCAACTGGTGAGATTGCCTTTATTGAAAGAGCATTTTCTACAGCAAAAATTTATATTAAAAATAGAAATGGTACTTGGGCTGTAGGATCAGATTTTGGTGTTAATTCAAATGCAACATTTGTTGAAAATGTTCCAGGTCTTGGACCTGCTACAAGAACTATTGGACCTATTAATTCTGCACATATGGAAAATACTATTTCAGGACCCATTATAGTTATTGACAGTGGTGTGAATATTCCTGTAGTAGTTGGCGGAGCAAATTATTTAAGAGATTTAGAATATTGGATTTATTCAGATAACACAATCGAAGGTATTACAGATGTTGCTAATCCTCCGTCTAGCATTAACTTAGATTGGAAAAGGGTATACAATATACCAGCAATAGCAGAAGGTTATGAAACAGCATTAGAAGAACAAGGTACGTTTGCAATTTATGAAATGAAAGGCGTTACCTATCAATTAATTAATTATTATACTGTTCCTAATAGTGCAAACTATCGTAAGCTAGGAACAAAATTAAAATTTGTACAACCAGATTTGAATAGTTACAAATTATATATTCATGCTGAAGGCGACGGCACAGAAGCTAATCAAGGTAGAATCTATTTCGTTAATAAAAATGCTGAAGATGATTGGGCATTGTCTGTACAGAAAAATTACAGAGGAGACTTTAGAGTTTCAGCAACTTATTTTGAAGGTGAATTTGTAAGATTTGGAGAAACAATTTATAAAGCTAACACTAACTTAGTTCCAGGTGTGTTTAATGTAAGTCAATGGACTGCACAAAGTAATGGATTAGATCTTTTAGGATATGTACCTAATGATACAAACTTCTCTTTAGTTGAAAGTACATTGGAGCAAAGAAATTTAGAAGCATTTGGATCTGATTTTGATGTAAGTTTAAAAGGCGAAGTATTAATTTCTAATTCTATGTATACTAGTGTTTACGAAATTGAATCAGGCGATACAGTATTAGGATTAGATAGTAGTATAGCAAATAGAAAAGTTGTAGTTTACAGACAAAATGGATCAAACTATGAATACTCACAAATACTAGAACCTTTTAATGAAACTGAGGATTTTGGATTGAGTATTGCAGTATCTAATGATGGTAAAAAGATTGCTGTAGGTGCACCACAAAATAGTGATATATCAAAGAACGGCGGAGCAGTATACATTTATGTTCAAAACGGAAATACATTTGTTTACAATCAAACATTACGTCCAATAGATAAATCAGTAAACATTCAATTTGGTACAAAGATTGATTTCGATGGTAATACACTTGCAGTTGCATCACGTGGCGGCAGTATGATCGAAAAAGCTACTTTTGATGTACATAGAGATAGAAAAACTCCAGATGTAACTTCTGTAGAAAGATATATTTTAGATAATAAATCACAAATAAATCCAATTGAAACTTCCTTCGATAATAATTCAACAGTATTCCAAACGATAGATCAAGGTAGTGGTGTTGTAAGTTTATATGAAACAGTTAATAACACATTATTATACAGTCAAAACTTTACATATGATTTAGATACGCAAGACTTTGGTAACAGAATGGCTGTAAACAGTAATCATGTTTATATTGGATTACCTAAACAGCAAGTACCAAATAGTAGTATACTTGATAAAGGCTTAGTTGCAGAGTTTAGAAAACCAATGAACACAACGTCATGGTTGATTACAAGACAACCTATAATACCAGTAGATACTAGTAAGTTTAAAGGTGTGTACTTGTATAACAAAAAAACTAACGGATTACGCACATATCTTGATTATATTGATCCTATACAAGGAAAGATTGCAGGACCAGCAGAACAAGAAATATCTTTTAAAACAAGTTATGATCCAGCAAAATATAATAATTCAACAGATGCAATTATTACAGCAGATACACTCGATTACACAAGCGATGAATGGATTGGTAAGTTGTGGTGGGATATTGACAGTGCTAGATTTATTAATTACCATCAAGGTGATATATCAGAATCAACAGCAAACTTTAATACATTGTTTGCAGGAACTAATGTACAAGTTCACGAATGGGTTGAATCAACATTACTTCCAAGTGAATGGGATACTCAATCAGCTACACCTGATGGTGTAGAAAATGGTATATCAGGAACATCACTGTACGGAGATAGTGTTTACAGTTCTAGAAGAAGGTATGACGAAGCATCACAAACATTTGAAACTCATTATTACTATTGGGTAACAAATAAAACAACATTACCAGAAATAGAAAACAGAGTGACAACAGCAATTGATGTAGCTCGATATATTGCAAATCCTGCATCAATGGGTTATAGATTTGTTGCAATGTTAGGTGATAATAGATTTGCATTATTTAATTGTAGTCCGTTTATATCAGATACAGATACAGCTATAAGTTTCAATTGGTGGACTATTGAAAATCAAGAACAACCTACACACATTCAATATCAATTAGTAAGTGATGGTTTAGAAACAAGTGTACCTAACAGAGAAATTGAACAAAAATGGTTTGATAGTTTAGTTGGCTTTGATAAAAATGATAGACCTGTACCGGATATTAGTTTACCAATTAAGAGTCGTTATGGTGCATTAAATGATCCGAGACAGAGTTGGTTTGTCAACAGAACAGAAGCACGTAAACAATTTATTGAAAGAACAAATGGTACATTGGCCAAACATTTAATTGTTGATGAATTTGATTTAACAAAACTAACTGGTTTTGACCCAAGTCCTACTTTAGCAACAGGACTTTATGATACAACAAGTGATAGTAATGCTGAACTAAGATTTGTAAGTGTTGCTAGAGTTAAACCAGCTTCGTTAACATTGGAAGTTGAAAATGGTGTCATTATTAATGTAATAGTAAATGATCCTGGACAAGGATACATTAACACTCCTACATACAAAATTGCAGATACTGAAGGTAGCGGATGTGAATTAAAATTTGAACTTGATGCTAACGGTAAAATTTCATCTGTAGAAATTGTTAACGGTGGTAGAGATTATACAGACCGTGTTACAATTACAGTAAGAAAATTTGCAGTTCTAGTCAAAAGTGACGAAACTGTGAGTGGTAAGTGGAGTGTGTATGAATACGATGGTACAGAATATTTAAGAACACTTACACAAAGTTATGATATAAATCTTTACTGGCAATATAGAGATTGGTATGCAACAGGTTATAATAAATTTACATTTATAAATTATACTGTAGATTCAAGTTATCAAATTTATGCATTAGATGATCAAATTGGTGACATTGTTAAAATTAATAGTGTTGGCACAGGCGGCTGGCTATTACTTAGAAAGATTTCTAACTTAGATACACAAGATTACACATTAAGTTACGAAACTATAGGTAGAGAAAACGGAACAATAGAATTTAAAAACAGCTTGTACGATACTAGTGCAAGTAATAGTGCGTTTGACGGTGCAAGTTTTGATAAAATATTCTATGATACAGAACCAGATACAGAATTTAGAAAAATACTAGAAATTTTAAAATCTGATATTTTCATTGATAACCTTGCAGTATACTGGAACGAATTATTCTTTGCAAGTATACGATATGTTTTATCTGAACAACCTAATGTTGATTGGGTATTCAAAACTAGTTTTGTTAAAGCAAAACACAATATTGGTGAACTAGCACAAAAAGTTACATTCCAAAACGATAGTCTTCCAAGTTATCAAGATTATGTTACAGAAATGAAACCTTACAAAACTAAGATTAGAGAATATCTAAGTGCATACGAAAAAGTAGATCCTGCAAGTAATGTTATTACTGACTTTGATCTTGCTCCTTATTACAATGAAGATGAAGGAAAGATTGTACCACAAAGTGTACAAGTTATTGGAAATGAAGTAATACCTGGAGTTTCAGATTTACAAAACTATCCTAGCAGACATTGGTTAGATAATTTAGGCTTTGAAGTAACGTCATTTAGTATTGCCGATTCAGGTTCAGGCTACCAAGTTGCTCCTAAGATTATTATTAGCGGCGGAGGAGGCTCTGGCGCCACAGCAGAAGCATTTATTGGTACAGGTGGTAGAGTAACAAGTGTTAAAGTTACAAATGCAGGTAGCGGATATCTCACAGCACCTACTATACAAGTTGTTGGATCTTTTGGTGACACAGGATCTATTGCTAGACTAAGTCCTATCTTAGGAAGAGGTAAAGCAAGATCTGCACACATTAGATGTAAATTTGATAGAGTGACCGGAACATACTTGTTCCAAACACTTAATGAAACGCAAACATTTACATCTGGTGTTGATCAGCAAATATTTAATTTAAAATGGCCAATGCAGTTAGTGTCAACACAAATTACTGTAACAGTTGATGGATTAGAATCATTACGTAGTGAGTATACATTTAGTAATGTAACTGATACTTCAAAAGGATATACAAGAAGTTACGGACGTATTGTGTTTAGTAATGCACTGAATGTGAATAGAGCAATTACTATTACATATAATAAAGCACCAGAATTATTACAAGCACAAGATAGAATTAATCTTTATTACAATCCAACTACTGGTATGTACGGGAATGATCTTGCACAGTTAATAGACGGTATTGATTATGGTGGAGTTGAAGTAAGTAGTTTTGACTTTGGTACAGGTACTGGTTGGGATTCAGATGGTTGGTTCACAACAACCTATGATACATTTGATACTACATTTGAGGATGAAATTTTCCAAATTGGTGACGATAGTACACGGGTATTAAATTTTGCTACTCCGTTAGTAGCAAACACAGTTTATAATGTTTATAAAAACGGAGTCAGATTAGACGATCCTAATTTTGGAACAGCTAATCCTGTCACTAATACAAATGCAGTTATGCAAAGTGTTACTGGTGCAGGTCAAACTGGTGTTGCGTTGTATGACGATGCTGGCGATTTAGGAAGCAGTATAATTGTCCTAGACGAAGAAAATATTCCAACAGGACCAGGAGATATACTTGTATTTAGAAAAAGTACTTCCGACGGAGCATTTTTGCCTGATCCAAGATCTTATGATACTGTATTAACAGGCGGCGACTTAGCATTTAGTACAGCAAGAGGTATTAATCCAGAAGAAATTATTGTTGACGGTGATGACTTTATAAGTCCAACAACATCAAAAGGTCCTGAAGAACAAGTACCAGGGCAAGTATTAGATGCAGTAAACATTAGAGTATTCCATAGACCTAAAGAAGGAGGCAGTTTACTTTCAAGTAACTCTTATAGATCAGATGGTATTTCAGGAGTATATGAATTTGGTATTCAACCACAGAATAAAGAAGGCTTAATTGTTAAACTTAATGATGTAATATTAGCACAATCTTTATATAAAGTAGATTACAGATTGAAAACAGTAACATTTAATACTGTACCTAACGCAAACCAAGAAGTTAATATTGTATCAATTAGTGGTAACGGTAAAAACTCATTAGAACAAAGCGAATTTGTAGGTGACGGCAGTACTTTAGCATATGTTACTAAAGTTCATTACGATACAAACTTAGATTATTATGCAACAGTAAATGGTAAAGCAGTAGAAAGTGTGCTTACATCAACCGGTGATAGTACTAACAAAGATCCAAAAGCAATGATTGTATTTGGTAGTCCACCACCAGACAACAGTATAATTAATTTTGCAGTTTATACAGGAATAGATAACTTTAGTAAAATTGAAACAACAGAATTTATAGGCGATGGAAGTACTAAGTTATTCACACTTCCTAAAACACCGTATAGTGCTTTACCTAATAGTCATAATGTAATTGTAAAACAAGGAAATAAAATTTTAAATCCTGGATATAATCAATCATTTGATTGTACACTAGCACAGAGAGAATATTTCTTAGAAATATGG